AAGTATAACAATAACTGCCTTTGTAGATGAGGACAATATGAGTTCTGATTCTGCAACATTAGTTCCTACACAACAATCTGTGAAAGCGTATGTAGATTCGCAAGTAACAGCACAAGATTTGGACGCCACAACAGATAGTGGCACGATTGCTATTGATTTAGATAGCGAAACATTAACAATAGCTGGTGGAGAAGGAATAGATACATCAGGAAGTTCTAACACAATTACGATTGCAGCAGAAGATGCAACTTCATCTAATAAAGGTGTTGCGAGTTTTGATTCAACGGATTTTAGTGTCAGTAGTGGAGCAGTAACCCTACAAGCAGAACGCATACAAGATATTACTGGAGCAATGTTCTCAAGCAATACCGAAACTGGAATTACTGCTACTTACCAAGACGGCGACGGAACAATAGATTTAGTTGTTGGCACTTTAAATCAAGATACTACTGGAAATGCAGCTACTGCAACAGCATTAGAAACAGCAAGAACAATACACGGAGTTTCTTTTGACGGAAGTGCAAATATAGACTTAACTGAAGTAGTGCAAGATACAG